AAATTCATGATTGTGGGTAAACTCCCGCCTCACCCAACATTTAAAGTGCGGGACGTTACTTATAAGGTAGGACATAGCTTACCTTTTTGATTTTCGGTTCATCGCTCCGCCTTTGGATTTACGCATGATGCGTCCGCCCTTGGACTTTTTCATCATAGCCCCACCCTTAGACTTTTTCATCATAGCTCCACCCTTGGACTTCTTCATAAGGGATCCGCCTTTTGATTTTTTCATCATGGCGCCGCCCTTAGATTTTTTTGCCAACTTAGTAATCGCTTGATTTACGCCATTACGTTTGGTTTTTTTCATCATGGCTCCGCCTTTCGACTTTTTCATGAGAGAACCGCCTTTTGATTTACGCATCATGGCGCCACCTTTGGATTTCTTCATCATGGAACCGCCTTTAGATTTTTTACCTATGGCATAACCTTTGGTTTTTCTGTATGTCATATCCGCTCCTTAAATACGCCCAAACAAACCCATGTTTGAGCTTTTTGTTATTTTACCACCACTTGCAGCAAATGTTTTCACATTAGTGGGTTTGCCACCCACGCCTTGTTTTTTTGCCCGTTTTCTACGAACCGCTGATTTAATTTGTGACTTTGTCATTCTGGCTGCTTTAGCAGCTGGCACGCACTTAGGGTACTTTCGTTTGCGGTCTTTTTCTAACTTTGACCTACCACACTTTGCGTAGCCACCGCCTTTTTTGGGGGCGCCAATATCAACCCAATCTTGTTTGAACCATTCGGTAAGACCGCCTTTAGGCTTTGCCATGTTGCCTCCTAATGGCTTCTTTGCCTCTTTTGAACACGTTAGCTATACCGGTTTTGCCCATCACTTTGGCGCGTTGCTCGCCTACTGTGAGTATTTGTATTTTGCGGGCAAACGGTTTGTTAATTCTTTTGACTTTTCGCACAGTGGCATCAGCATCTTTCATGGTTGCAAATTTAATACTGACGGTGTCTTTGGGGTTTTCGTCTGTGTAGAGCCTTCTACCAGATCCCTTTGGCTTCTTTCCAGTGCCTACTTTGGGATCTCTTTTCTTTTTCATTTTCTTTTGTATTTTGGACTTTTGCGTTTTGTGCCGTCAGCTCTTTTTATCAAACCTCTAGCTTTTGCTTGTGCGCGTTCACTAGCACCAAGCTTTTTGCCTTGCTTGATCTTACGTTTGATTGTGCTTGCTTTGGCAACCATTATGAACGTGGCACTCTGGTTTTCTTGCGCTTGCTATCCATCATCGCGCCACAGCCACGCCCTTGAACCATAACCGTACCGCCTTTAGCCATGAAGCCCATGCGGTTCCTTACTTTAGTTGGTAATTTTGGCAGACCCTTGTTGCCTTTAGGTATTGGTTTGAGTGAAACCTCACCACCTTCAGCTTTTTTTGCTCCCTTGTATTTACCTCCCATTTTCTTATATTGAGAAACCATATAAGCATTTGCGTAAGCGCTGGGGTAAACATCGAATTTAGCTTTAGCTTTAGCTTTTGCCTTTCGATATAAGGATGGGTTTGCCACGTTATCTGGTACGCTACCGCCTTTTTTCATCTTGATCGCGCCCAGAGTTTTAGCTTGTTGTGCATGTGTCTTGCTTGCTTTCTTCAATCCTTTAATTACTTTGTTTAGTTTTTTTTGTGTCATTATCTCATCCTCCCGCCTCTTCCTCGCATTCTGCCCGCAGGTGCCATTTGCATAGGCGCAGGCATAACTGGCGCAGGCATCGGCATAGGCGCTGGCATTCGCGGCATCGGCATAGGATCTATTTGTGGCATGGGAAACTGAGGTAAAGATGGCATCGGCACAGGGTCCGACATAACTGGAGCAGGCATTGGTGCAGGAATCATGGGTATTGGTGGCATCTTTATAGGCACCTTGATCACGTCTCCACGAGGCGGCTTGACCACAGGTGGTGGCACCATGCCGGGACCTACAGTGCCTCGGCTCTGCACGTCTCTTAGTATTTCATCGGGTATGCGTGGAAGGACAATTCTTTCACCTCCCGGCAAAGGAAGTGGTTGCATTTTTATAGGGACCTTAACCGGATCCGTGCGGGGAGGCTTTGCAGGAGTAGGCATATCGCTTGGTAGTCTGGATATAGATGGAGGCCTTTGTAAGATTTTCCCACCGCCGGGTCCTTTCTTCAGCTTCTTTCGTCCACCGACGTCTTCAGGCGGCAAGCTTACGACGGGTCTGCCTCTCGGCACTCCCGGCATATCTGGTCTTTCGCCCACGTCAATATTAAAATTGGCGATTCTTTCTCTGATCGCCTCTACATCTATGTCGGGTAGTTTGATATTACTGGGAACCATGCCGCCTGCGACGTTTATTGCTGGTGGCATGCGTGGCCCAGCTGTTCCTAAAGGAAACTCACCAGAACCAGTGCCGCCAAGAGTTCCTATTCTTGGTTCTGCTACAGCCATGACTGGATCAGGCGTAGGCACAGCTGCTTGTCTAGCTGCTAGTTGTTCTTGTAACTCTGCAATTTTAGCCTCTAAGCTTGAAATTTGCCCCGCGAAATCAGGCATTGGCGCACGTTGTCTACGCCTAAATCTTGGCCGAAAGCCACCAAAGAATCCTCCGCCCATAAAAGGATTAAACGGAGGTGGTCCAAACCCGCCCATGAAAGGATTAAACGGAGGTAGTCCAAATCCGCCTCCGCCAAATCCACCAAAACCGCCCGTGGGGGGAAACATAGGGCGTCTGAATCTACCTAATAAACCTCCTATACCGCCCGGACGTTGCATGTCTTGCATGCGTGATCGTGCAGCTAGAATTTCTGACCCCCTATCTCCCGGCATCATACTCATAATGCGTCCTTAGTCATACCTCTTGATCATTTCAAGAATTATAGAGTAACTGTCGCCGCTGGAGTGACCCACAGTTGTGAAGTCAATGTCTCCGGTTTTGCCAGTTCCAGCATTATTTGGAATAGCCGTAAAGTTATCGTAGTATTCATCGCCGGTTGCGTCTGCCGGTATATGTGTGAGCAAGACGTTTGTATCCGCATCAAATTCTAACTTAACGCTCATTCCGACCGTCATCCAATAAATTCTTTGGATGTGAACCTCAGTGCAGGCTTGTCCGGCAGAGTTTGCAGCTAGAGCAGATACATCTACCTTTTTAACTGCTGACTCGCCAGTGCCATCAGACACGTTGGTGAACCGCATGACGAGATTTCTCTCGCCATCCTGAATAGTCTGGGTAGTTACAGCATCAGCCATATCTCACCTCCTACAGTTCAGTTACCGCAGTGCGTTCTTTGTGTGCGCCAATATAATCAACGGTCAAAGTTTTCGCAGCGGCAGCACCATTTTGTATACCAAAAGATACGGTTAACTCCTCGTCATCTGGAGCATTAGTGCTTACCACCGTGCCAGCTAGTACGTTGTTTTGGAAAACGTGAAACTTCTGATCTTTTGGATCATAAACAAATCCAATAGTCATGAAAGTGTCGTCAGCCAAAGCGTTTGGCAAATCCAAAGTAGATTGCGTGCTATCTTTTTCAACGATGAAAGTGACAGTTGTGGCGCCATCAGACTTCAGGAAGAAGATGCCGTCGGTAACATCTAACGGGCTTGTGTCCGTAAGTTGCAAACCAGCAACAATATCGGTTTGCGTTGCATCGTTGGTTTTGAACCTCATGTTGAACGCTAACTGCTTGCCAGCTTCATACTTGAAGCCTTCTTTGACCAGTTGCAAAAAGTCATTGTCGTTGTCGGCATCATCATTTGTTATTAACAATAAGCCGCCATCGCCATCTGCTAAAGCTTCACTGGCATCGCCGGATCCGCCTTCAGTTGTTGTAATTGTCCAATCAGACGCTAGATAAGTATCAAAATCATTGAAGTAACTATGATACTTTTGGGGTGCGGGCATTTTTAATTTACCAAGTGTTCCATCAGCTGAAACATTAGTAACTCCGCTTGTAAAGTGTGTTGTCATACTACAGTCCTCCTAAATTAGACCAGCAACCGGCCCATCCGATTGCCATAGAGACTCTGTCAGTATACCACTAAAAACCTAAAAACAAATAAAAAGGGCCGAAGCCCTTTCTTATCCGTAAATTTTTTGGTAGGCCTCACCTCTACCAGCATTCACAATCTGTCTTTTGTATTTTTTGATCATGGTTTTTGCGGCATGCTGTTGGGCTGGTGTCCATTGATCTTGTCCCGCAAGGCTTTTGCCGAAATTGCTGTCTGTCCCGTTGAAACCAACCCCATCTTCTTCAAACGCTCCGTCACACACACCCGCAACAACAGAAACAAAATCCTGTAATGCAACCACCACATTTGCAGGCAAAGGCTTAGGCGACTTTTTGAATACTTTTTCCACGGACTCCACATCTATTGCTATCTCCTCAATACTGACATTATTTTCAACCACGTTGTCTAGAGCCTTATCTAGCACCTTTTGCTTGCTCACAAGCACCTCAGCCAACCTAGCGTCAATTGATCCATCTACAACCAGATGTTGTACTAGCACTGAGCTGTCCTGACCGATTCTGTGACAACGATCCTCTGCCTGTGACACGTTACCGGGAACCCAATCAAGCTCCGCGAACACTACGTGACTTGCAGAAGTCAGGGTGATTCCTACACCCGCAGCTCCGATGGTACCGATGAACACATCAGCGTTGCCAGCTTGGAAAGTGTCCACAGAGTTTTGTCTATGAGATTGCGTGCAGTCGCCTGTCAGAGTAACCACAGTTTTACCAGCTGCCTCTAAGCCTTCTTTGATGCCGTCAACAACGTCTTTGTGATGAGCCATAACGACCACTTGATGGTCGATATCGGCTACGTGAGCTACTACGTCAGCTACTTTCGCCAAAGCAGTGTCGTGACGCACACCTGACATACGTTCAAAATCTACATCTTCTGAGGATGTTTCTGTAACCGCATCTGCAAGAGTCTCAAACTCTTTTTTTATCTGGTCACTATAGTCGTTACTTGGCAACACGATGATCTGACGTACCTTTTCAGGTAGCTCTTTTAATACTTCATCCTTTTTTCTGCGGATCATAAAAGACTGACGCAATAGTCTTTGCAGCTCATCTAGGTTAGATGCGCCGTCGAAATGCCAGCCAAATCTGTCTTTGTATGCGCTCGCATATCTACGACCAAACTTGAAAAAGTTACCAAAAGTAACAGGGTCAAGATAACCGGCAATCGGCTGTAGTTCGATAGGACGGTTTGTAATTGGTGTCCCGGTCAATACAACCTTGCGGTTTGCTTTGATTCCTACAGCAACGCCGGTTCGCTTGGCTTTTGGATTCTTGATGTAGTGCGCCTCGTCCATGATAACAAGGTCCCAAGTGCGTGCGCTGATTGCATCTTGGTGCTTAGTTAACACATCGTAGTTAATGATAACCACGTCAGGTGTCTCAGGAATCTGCTCACCACCACCGTTAACGATCTGAATGTCTCGTTCAGAAACCAACCATTTGGTCATTTCGTTCTTCCAATTGATCTTGAGAGAAGCTGGACAAACAACCAAAACAGTTTTTGGAGCTGTAGCATTGATCACGCCGATAGCTTGTATGGTTTTACCCAAG